CTAGGGTGTGGACACATTGTGGACACTCTTACGACCATTTGCACCCTTCAACGGGTTAAGCGAAATCGCGTCCTGCAGGTACTGAGGAGCGAAGTGCGCATAGACCATTGTCTGCGCAATTTTCGTATGACCTAAGATCCTCTGCAGTGTGATGATGTTGCCCCCGTTAATCATAAAGTGCGTGGCGAAAGAGTGTCGCAGCGCATGTGTCGCTTGCCCGGCCGGTAAATCTGGCTTAACCGCTTTGAGGATTCGCCTGAATTCAGCATAACTGGCCTCAGCAAACAGAAAGCCCCTTGTTTTACCGACTATGTAAGCCGCAACGTCGTCAGAGATCGGAACCGTTCGCGGTGTGTTGGTTTTCGTCTTAACGAAAGACACCCGGTTATGAATCACGTTCTCCGCTTTCAGCCTTGCAGCCTCTCCCCATCTTGCCCCGGTACTCAGACACAAGACGGCAATTTTACGATTGTCTCCTGATAGCGCTGCCAGTAAGGCGTCAATTTCCTCAAGAGTGAGATAGCCCGTTTCGGCAGTCTGCTCTTTCAGTTTTTTGAACCCTCTGAACGGATGCTCGCCGTTATACATTTCTGACTCAATCAGGGTTGTGAACATCCCACCTAGTGTGATCAGGTCGCGGTTGATGGTAGTTGGCTTAATACCTTCACCCCGGCGTTGAGCACAATATTGCGTTATCAGGCTCTTGGTGATCTGGAAAGCGCATGGGTTACCGGTCATCGTTTCGAAACGCTCAATTTTCCTGAGGTACGATTGACCGTGTTCCTCGTGTTTACCTTTCAGCTTCCACCATAACTCTTTCAGTTCTGACAGTTGGCGTTTGTCCGTGGGTTTTGAAAGCCATTCCTTTGAGTGATGGTTATATTGAGTATGCTTTTCAAAAGCCATCGCCTCGCTTTTCTTGTCGAACTTCCGACGGATGCGTTTTCCGTTACGCCCAGCCGGTCTAATGTCCACTTCATATCGACCATCATCGAGCTTTTTAACAGACATAAAGCCTCCCGATGATGTTACTGCGTACTTCAATTTCCTGATTTAGATAACAAAAACTCACAGTGCATTTTCTGCACAAATAAGCCCCATAGATGGTTAGCCAGTTTTCTGGTCTGAGTGGGGTGACGTTGTTGTCTGCTGCCCAAAGTGCGCGAGAGCCGGTGCAATCTGCCCAGCTTCGGGTGTTATTTGATCAGTCATAAACCACATGGTGTATTTCGTGAAGCGCGGGTGCTGGAGGATTTTCATGATTTGTTCGATTCCCGGCTTTTTGTCGCCGGCTTCATAACTACAAAAAGAACCGTAAACGATTCCAGTTAACTCACTGAATTGTCTCCTATTTAACCTTTCTGACTCTCTTATCAGCTTGATTTTTTCATGGATCTGTATTGACATAAAATCACCTATAGTTGAACATTATCACCTATCGTAGATTTATATAATCGATAGGTGAATCACCTTTTAGAGCAACTAAACCCTATTTAGAGCAATTAATCACACTAAAGGAGAATCGTAACAGATGAGTAACCAGCTTGTAAGCAGAACAGATGCGGTTCCATATCAGGAATTTGCCCGTCTTATTGGAAAAACTCCCGCAGCGGTTAAAGGGATGATTGAGAAGGGCAAGTTGCCTGTTGTTGAGATGACCGATCCGCAGTCAACGAGTGGGCGCGCAGGGGAATATTGGGTTTATCTGCCTGCCTGGAACAAGGGTATGAAGATGGCATATGACAGCCGCCCGAAGGAAATTCGTGATGGTTGGCTGATGTGGCTCGGATTAGGGGAGCCAGTATGAATAGTGAACCTCGCTGTATTGCACAGTTGCTTCGAAGAGAAAGTCCTAAACCTACCAACTTCACTATTACTCACGGTCGTGGACGCAAGGGCATCATCATCCGAACCCGAAAGCTGGGCGTTATCGAGAAACTTCGCCGCTTGGTCAAAAAGAGAGGACTGTGGTTATGACGGTAATGACACTTGACGTGATCCAGAAACAACCAATAGCGCTTCGCGGTCTAGTCTGCAAGTATCTGGCTAAGCCTCGCTGGCAGGACACTTGCGATTTTTACAATCAGATGATGGAGCGGGAGCGTCTTACGGTTTGTTTCCACGCTCAATTAAAACAGCGTCACTCTGTTATGCGCTTAGAGGAAATGACCGAAGCCGATCGTGAGCGTCTTGTTTGTGCGCTTGATGAATTGAGAAATGCATTTGCCCGGCACCGCCAACTTGGCGCGTCAAAAGCAACTTTCATCAGCCGCCTGACCGTCAGCCAAAGACGCTCATTGTTTCTTCATGCTGGACTGACAGAGCAGGAATTTATGATGCCGCACTGGCGTTTGAATGAGGAGGACTGTTATTGGCGTGACAAACTTTTCCGCGCTCTGCGAGAGCTGTTTAGCCTTTTTGAGTACGCACCAACCATTTTAACCTCGGTAAAACCTGAGCAGTATTTACATTAATTAATCTGGATTCGATTTATTACGCGCCTTACAGCGTGGGGACTCCTTTTGTCCGGAGATAGGCAAATGCAAAAGCAAAATACAGCGCAGCGGGGGATGTATTCGGCACTTCTGGCGCAGGCAGTAAGCGAGGCACAGCGCGACTTGGCGACCCGTTTCTCTTCTCAGTTTGATGGGCTTATCGCGTACATCAGTAAGTCAGAACTTAATCGTACCGAGATTATCGAGTTATTAGGCCAGGAGTCGGAAAAGTTACACAACTCAATTTTCGGTAGAGCTGGTTAACCACTGTTAACAGGAAGCAAAAATGAGCATACACATCGAGATTAATAACCAGTACGTCATCACCAGTGACCGCTATCAATTCATTTTGCAGGAAAAAAAGACCGCAACATCCGGGAAGAATGAAGGTAAGGAATGGTTGGACGTTGTGGGTTACTACCCAACTATCCCTAAGCTTATCTCAGGCTTGGTTTTGCATGATCTTTTGACCAGCGATCTTACCGGCTTTTCAGCTTTGGAAGCTCGGATTGAACGCATGGGGAAGCAATGTCTGGACGCTTTTAAATAATATGTCCAACGAACCTCGGGGGCGTGTTGCCCCCTCGCCACCACCACCATTTTTGAAGGGCGCCAGTGATTCATTCGTTGGTGCTTATCCCTGGAATAACGTCATCAAAGAGGCCATTGGCCGCGACAGACCCCTTACACGTGCCGAACTCCGTCAGGTGCAAGGTGTTTTAAACCGGATTGACCGTCTGCCGTTTTTCCTGCAAACGCTGTTTACATCGCGTTATAACTTCATCCGCCGTAAAAAGAGCCCTTTAGGTGGGCTGTATTTCCTTAAAAACACGTTTGAGCGCAAGCTGCTGCCGCGTCTTGAGCGTGTTAATGAGTTGTGCGGGATGAATGAATCCGCCTCGATTGGTTTCCTGTCCGAGCGCGACCAGTATGCGCGCTTACCAGATATGAATGACAAAGAACTCAGGAAATTTGCGGCCAGAATTGCCTCTCAGCTCTGGAGCAAATACGAGGAGTTAAGCGACGCCTGGGCGGAGGCGCACGGCGGGAAAGAAACACTTTTCACCGATGAAGCTCAGTCGCACCTATACGGTCAAGTGGCCGGTGTTGCTCGCGCTTTTAACATCACCCCTATGTACTGGAAAAAATACCGTAAGGGTCAGATGACGATCCGCATGGCATTTTCCGCTATTTCACGACTGATTAAAGACGAGTGGTGGGTTAACCAGCTCAAGGCGCAGCGTATGCGCTGGCGCGAGGCGCTGCTCATCGCTGCCGGTGAGGTCAACAAAGACCGCTCCCCCTACGCCAGCAAAATGGCGATCCGCGATGTTCACGCGCGCCGCCAGGCTAATCTCGAATTCCTGAAATCCTGCGAGCTGGAAAACAAAGTTACCGGCGAACGTATCGACCTCATCAGCAAGGTCATGGGGAGTATTTCAAACCCTGAAATACGTCGCATGGAGCTAATGAATACCATCGCCGGGATTGAGCGCTACGCGGCCAGCGTTGGTGACGTGGGGATGTTTATCACGCTGACCACTCCATCGAAGTATCACCCGACCCGTCAGGTTGGCAAAGCTGAAAGCAAAACTGTGCAGCTCAATCATGGCTGGAACGAAACCGCATTCACGCCAAAAGACGGCCAGCGCTATCTCTGCCGAATCTGGAGCCTGATGCGTACCGCTTTCAAGGACAACGATTTGGAAGTGTACGGGATGCGCGTTGTCGAACCGCACCACGACGGCACGCCACACTGGCACATGATGCTGTTTTGCAAACCCGGTCAGCGTAAAGCCATCAACGAAATCATGCGTCGTTATGCCCTCAAAGAGGACGGACACGAAAAGGGCGCAGCAAAACAGCGCTTTGAGTCCCGTCATCTTAATCAGGGCGGCGCGGCGGGTTATATCGCTAAATACATTGCCAAAAATATCGACGGCTATGCGCTCGACGGCCAGCTGGATCACGACACTGGCAAACCTCTTAAAGATACGGCCGCCGCCGTTACCGCATGGGCGTCTACATGGCGCATCCCGCAGTTTAAACCAATTGGCCTCCCGACAATGGGCGCTTACCGCGAACTGCGTAAGCTGCCGCGTGGCGTAAGTATTGCCAGCGACTTTGACGACAGGGTCGAGGCCGCGCGAGCTGCTGCAGATGAGGGTGACTTTGAGCGGTACATCATCGCGCAGGGTGGGGCAAACGTTAAGCGTGACGCTCAGGCCGTTAGGGTCGCGCGTAAGGTGACGGATGAGGTCAACGAATACGAGGAAGATATCGAGAGGGTGGTCGGGATTTATGCCCCTCATCTCGGGGCTGACCGTGTCCATGTAACCCGTACAGCCGAATGGCGAATCGTTCCAAAGGTTTTGGTCGTTGAGCCTTTGACCTTAAAAAGCGGCTCTGCCGCGCCTCGGAGTCCTGTCAATAACTGTGGAAAGCTCACCGCCGCTGGCGATCCAGTTATGACACCCACACCGTCTGAGCAAGCCGCAGCGGTGTTAAATCTGATTGAGCGCGGGGTTATCGGCTGGAATGAGCCGGACGTCGTGAAGGTGCTTAACAGGGCGTTAAAAGCTGGCGCACCGCGCAAAAATTGGCAGCAAAGAAGCAATGCGCCGCTCAAAACCAGCGAGCAAGCGCCATCAGCCAGGATGACAAAACCCGAAAGGGATCGCGTCGCAAAAATTCGTTTCGATTTAGCTCAGGAGGGCATTTCCCCGGAACGGTGGGAGCTCGATGCGCTGACTCGTGGGGCAATGGTGATTTATGGCGATAAAAAATTCAGATATCCGGTTGCTGATGAGTGGCCGGGAAATTCAACTAAAAAGGAGTGGGCTTTATGAAAACTTATTACATCCATCCGATGGCATTCGGTAGCACACAAGACCCAGGACACGGCCATGTGCACGTTGTTAAGGCTGATGAAGCAGAGAAGCGCATAGCAGAACTGCAGGCGCGGGAGGTGAAATTACCTGAACGTTATGAAGTTGAAATGTGTCCCACGCCGTCCCCGAATGGGGAAGTGCGCATTCTCTACGCAGCCCTTAACAGTACACCAACGATAGCAACGCCACCGGTGCTGAAACTTGCTTTCAGTGCCGGTGGTGTTGAACAA